CGCATACTCTGTATACTGGTCACGCTCGCTGTCTTTCAGCGCGGCCCAGCGTGAAGCGAGGGCGATTTTCTGCCTCTCGCTCAGCACATCCATAGGGTTGAAACTTGCAACGCTAAGTATTACTGGCGTCACACTTGCGACTGTCACGTTTGACAGTTGCTCTGTCATTGTCTCATTCTTCATTGTATTCTCCTGTACAGCCTTAAGCTGTGCTAGGGGGTAGCCTAGCTCCATTCAATCAATCTTGCAATTGAATGGAATGATTACTCCATCTTTAGTAGATGGAGTATAGGTACGTATCACATTGGTTTGCATGTGAATACGACCATTCTTCACAAGTTGTACAGTGGACAAATAACCGCTTTTCTCTCCCCGCTGATCAGACTGTGCTGCATGATGTAATGCGTTTATCATGCAGTGTATCACGTTTACATCACGAATAGTGGATGCATGATCTACTGGAAACAATAGATCAAAGATTAGATTACTCATTGTCATTACCCCCTAGCACAGCCTAAGCTGTGCGTATCCTCTACAGACGAGTGTCGCCACACATACAGTTAGGCTGTATTCTCTGTCAAAGGATACTAAACAGTGTCGCACTAACTACGGTGTAACGCAAGGTAGCAGGTATCGGTATGCTATCCTTATGCTATGACCGCAAAGTGTGGCGTAGACTACGCGCTATACACCGGGGTTAGATTGTCAACGTTCAATCTTTGCAATTCCGGCGGCTCTTAGCTCGCCTTGCTGTAGACTCTATAACTGTCCACTCTTAGATAGTACACCCGTTGACTCTCTGTGAAACGAAACCTTAGTAACAATCTTCATACTCTCTAGTAACCATCTCTCTCATTACCATTGATACTATTGACAAGTCTATGCTCTCTGTGATACTCACTCTCATGTTACATCTCTGCTGCATGTTACATCTCTGCTATCTTTTATATCTCTGCTGCATGTTACATCAAACATGTATTATGCGCCCTCCGCCTAAAAAATCTCAAACGCTCACAGAATTCGAGGGGGGCATCCCTACTAATTTTTTCAAAAAATCTGAAGCTTGTATTATTATATAGGATATTACCTAGCATAAGAATGTGTATATTATAAGGCCACAGGCCAACGTGTATACAGCCAGCGGCAGGAGTAATTTTTGCGTTGAAAATAGCATCAAAGCCCTTGACACGCCGCCGGTAGTGTGGTAGCCTTAAGGTATGGACAGCCATACGAGCGCGCGACCTAGCACAAAAGATGTCGCAGAGACAGCGCCAGCACTAGATCAGCAGCGTCACGCTGATACCTCGCCGCTGCGCCGTATTCTGCGTGATTATTTCAAGACATATCCCTCTATTACCGCCGCTCGCGTCGGTCCACAAGGAGATGATCTGTAATGGCAGATACTGCTTCTGATCTCATCAACGCAGGGAAGGATCTAATTCGTAAACCTGTGAACGCTGTGGCAAAGGTAGGGGAGACGCTGCATAATCTCGTTAGTCCTCCAAAGCCAGCATCAGGTACACCGATTCACTGGGATACGCCGGCGGAGAAGAGAGCACAGGAAGCTGCCACAATCGAATCTCATAAAGCGGCACGCCAAGCTAAGACAGCAAAAGAATACAAAGGAATAGCAGGCCACTAGTGTCATCTAATCCTCTACACTTCGGCGGTAGCATGGGAAAGCCTGGGGGCTGGCTTTCTGCGAGCGGTCGTCTTAGTCCTCGTCCTGCGCCGGGAAAGACCTTTAAAGAGCAACAACGTTACACTTTAATGGCGCAGATGGAAAACGCAGGCATTCCTGAAGCAGCTCAAGCTGCGATGCTATGCATCAGCAAACACCGTCTTCAACATCTAAAACAAAAACCCGACTACCAAATTGTACGTCTTGCTATCACTCACGGTATCATCGTAGATCATGCTTCAAAGTCCGATATTATTCGTGAGCAGCGTAAAGAGATGTTGACTATGCTTCTACCTGAAGCATGGCAGAGTTTGGCGAATGAAATCCGAGCGAAAGCAACTACACTTGCCGAGCGTAAGCACAAAGCTGCTATCGTTCAAGACTTGCTGGACCGCGAGGGAACGTTCGCCAAAGTTTCTAGAACAGAGATCAAACCTGTGGATGCGTTTGATTTTGAGAGAGCTGACGAAGCGTCACGGAGTATTATTTCTGCTATTCGTGGCGTTGCTCCAGCGCCGCGCGCCGCCGGACCCATGAATCCGCGAGATGCTGTAACAGCGTTCTTAGGAGAGCACACGGCGGCTGCCATAGAAGCAAACAGAGAGTTCTCGAATAGTCATACTCTCAGCGCCGTGGATCAGCAACAGGCGCTTGAAGCGTTGGAGCGGGCTGTGTTAGAAGACGCTGACACCGGCGCGGCGTTGCTTGAGGCTATGCCGCCGACGACAGAGAGTGTGCAATGATGAAGATTCAAAAAGAAGTCTTGACAGACGTCTTGCTTGCTCATTTTGATGATGTTAATTTTGATGAGCATCATAAGATGGATGAAGAAGAGTGGCGACAGATGCTTTCAAATGGCTACGTCGCTATCTACACAGCACGAGATGAACAGAACGATCTCGCCGCTGTGCTTGTACTAAAGTCTTCCTCTGTTAACACAGGAATGTGGTACTTTTATTCTGTGGCAGTAAACGAACAGTATCGCAAGATGAGGCTTGGGACTAGACTCTTTAAGATTGCTACAGAGAGCGAGATTTCTATTGGCATAATTAACTCTCACTGTCATGTAGACAACGTCGCCTCGATCAACTTTCATCAGTCTCTCGGTTTCAAAGTCGTGCAATACGTACCTGATTTCTATGGCGATTTTCAAGACGCTATCATGTGGGAGCGACGGCGATGAAACTCAATCCCTGTAATCTCTGCTTCGAGTGGATGTACTGGGCAGAGATTATGACAACAGACATACCATAACCGTAACAAAAGGAGCAGAAGAAAATGGCATTTAGCTTTAAAAATCTCGATGAGATCCTCGAAGATACGCTGCTAATGGGTTCTATGGCGGCGTCGATTTTTGTGAAGAATCCTAACTCTCAAGCCACCGCAGGGAAGCTCATTAACTCTGTAGCACAGATGCTTCAGGTTATCGAAGCACAGCTTGGTCCAGCACCGACAGTTCCTGCTGCTACCGCCGCGACTACGGTAACTGTTGTAGCAACGAAGTAAAGGATTCTATGCCTTTTATTGAAATTCGTAACGAGAAAACTCGTTACGAAAAAGAGTTTGAGAAGTTCGTTATTGAGCAGTTGCATGAGCTTCGTATGCTTGCGCATGAAATTCTCAAGTTTATCAGTCCTTTCCCTCCTAGCACCGTAGTTGGCGGTAGATTCCAACAATCAGGAGATCCAATGCTTCCCATCACACCCGGCAACAGTCCTCAGTTTGCAATCACTCCCACCTTCAGCGGCGCTGCGTTTACCACGCTCGCTTCTGCTGCCTCGGTCGTCTCTAGCGATCCGGTTAACTTCCCGATCACGCTTGATCCTACAGATCTGACTGGTCTTAACATGACCGCCGTGATTCCTACCACAGCGACGCCGACTGGCGGCAGTGAAGCTATCACAGTCACTTGGACTTATGTTAACGTCGATGGCTCTGTCGCCACTGTCGTTGGCACTGTCACGGAGACTGGTATCGTGCCTGCCTCTAACGTCACCGGCGGCTCGTTCGCACAAACTGTCTAACCTAGAAAGTAGCTAACGTTGAGTCAGCGTGAAGTAGATCAGAAGGTACGAGAGATTCTCCGCTCCCTAGAGATAGGAGAGACTGGAGATACTTTCGTACCTAGATCTACGATCTTAGGTTATAATCTGATACCCACAGACATAGCCAAGACCTCAGACGAGAAAAAGCAAATCTTTCGCGCTAATGCTCTGATGGATCTATACTACTTCGCCACCGTGGTCATGGGTAAGAACCGCTTCTCTAAAAACCCTGACAAATCCAAGAACCTCCACTATCAAATGTGTCTCACGGTGATGAAAGATGGCCTTAAAGAAGGAATTGAAATACCTAGAGATCACTTTAAATCTACTGTCTACAGCGAGTGTTTTCCAATCTGGCGTGCTTTACCATTCGGTAAACGGGAAGAAGATTTCTTCACCAGTATCGGATATTCAGACTTGTATATTGAATGGATGCGACGAACGCATTCTCAAGACATTCGTATCCTCTTGGTCTCTGAGACAATTAAGAACGCTATCAAACTAGGTATTCGTATCTCAAATCACTACGAGAACAACACCTTCTTTAGGCATCTCTTTCCAGAGATAATGCCTACCGAGAAAGAGACATGGACGAATGAGAGTTTGCATCAACGTAGAACTCCAGCCGGGCGTGGACAGGGCGAAGGAACGTTTGATTTTATCGGTGTTGGAGCGGCTTTGCAGTCCAGACACTATAACGTTGTGGTCCAGGATGATCTTGTCGGAAGAGAAGCAAGAAAATCCTCAGTCGTCATGGCAGACACAATCGACTACCACCAGATTCTTGTCGGCGCCACAGATAGTGATCCCGATAATCCCGGACGAGACTTTGATGAAATCGTAGTAGGAAACAGATGGAGTCACGATGATCTTAATAGCCACATCCGCAAGGAAGAACCTTATTTCTCTTGGACAACACACTCTGCTCTTGGTGGATGCTGTGCTCTTCATCCTTTCGGCGAGCCTATATTTCCTGAGGCTTTCACACGTGAGAAGCTTCTACGCTGGAAGCGCCGTCTTGGTAGCTATCATTTTTCTTGTCAATTTCTCAACTATCCTATTGATCCGACTAAAGCCAGGTTTAATATGGCGGACTTTAGATATTTCAATTTCGAGAAAGTTACTGGCGCTCTTTCGATTCCCAAAGAATCCTCAGCGTCACGTCTCTTTGAGCTTTCGCAGCCTCAGCAGTACAGAATAACTATCCGTCATCACGTAGCTGATGGAGATGTAGAAAAAGATATATTCCCACGTAACCTCGATCGTTACATGGTTGTCGATCCTAATCATGGTGGCTCACACCTTGGACAAGAGGCAGGTAAAGAAGGACGATGCCGTCATGCTATCGCGGTGACTGGTGTGAGTCGTGATCCTCGTAGAATCTATCTGCTCGATCAGTGGGCTAAGGCTGTAGACATCAAGGAGTTTGTCAAAGCTGTCTTTTTCTTTGCTGTGAAATGGAAGCTTACAAAGGTCTACGTCGAGGCTGTAGCAGCGCAGAAGTACTTGCTCTATCATCTCAACGAGTTTGTCGCAGACCATAAAGGTTCGCGACCTGAGATAGCAGCGATTGTTTTTCTTCCTCTCAAGACTCCACAGAATGCTGGCGCCAAGGCTGAGAGAATCGAGAACTTTATCCCTACGGTCGAGGCGCACGAACTCTGGCTGGATGCTAACAACTGCACCGAGTTCAAAGAAGAAGCTGAAAACTATGGTCAGCGAAAAGGTTTAATCGACTTGCTTGATGTTATAAGCTACGGTCCTCAAGTGTGGAAATTTGACACACGCTCTCAAGAACATATCGAAGACTTCATGTCCAAGCAACGTGCTAAGTTCGTACGTCGTATGGCTGCATCAGCAGCATAGGAGAAAAAGTGGAGATTAACTGGGCTGCTATATCAGCGATTGTCTCTGTCATCACTCTTGTTGGTGTAGTGGGAGTCGGTGGTGTGATGTGGGGAACATTGTCTGAGAAAGTTGCAACTGCTGTAGAAGGATTGAAGACAAATGCCTCAGATCACGCACATTTTGATACGAGACTTACAGCACATGAAGTACAACTTGGGCGTCTTGAAGAGTGGAAGA